AGGGTAGAAAAGAATGATTGCAGGAATGACTATAAATAAAACCAATAAAATGCCTGAAAAATTTTCTTTTAACAATTTTAATAGAAATTTCATACCCTATCCCTTTATTTTGAAAAATAGAAAACTGTAACACCCTTTCGTAGCAAGCGAAAGGGTGTTTTTTCGTGTGTAAGGTTCGCTTTTTGATGCGCTTTTTTTGACAATGGGGCATTGTGTTTAATGGGAGTGTATCGGTGGACAATGATTTGATGGATATGGATTTACCTGATGGCGATTTGTCGCCTGAACAAGCGGCGGCGTTTCTTGATGAGTTTATGCAAGATGCTGATGATGCGCAAGCGGTACAAGATGATGCGCAAGAACAAGAGTTTGAAAAGCAGCCTGAAACGCCGCCTATTGATGAAGTGGCGGCTTTACGAGCTGAAATTGAAGCCTTGAAAGCGGCTAATCAATCATCAACAGCAGCAGCGGAGCAGCAAGCCGCTGTTGATACGATGCCTGAAAGTGTACAAGCACTTGCCGAAAAAAGCGGTTTGTCTGATGATGAACTAGCGGCTTTGTTTGGCGATTTTTCAGAGAAAGATATTGCTAAGGCAGTACAAAAGTTGGTAGCGATGTCGGTATCTGATGAAGTGGGCAAGGCTTTAATGCCTATTCATGAAAAGGAAGTACAAGCAGCACAACAAGCACATTATCAAGCGATTTTGGCGGCACACCCTGATGCTGGGGAATTGGCAGATAGCAAGGAGCTTGAAAGCTGGGTTAATGGCTTGCCTAAATATGCGCAAGCTGGCGTGCGCGAAGTCTTGGAAAAAGGTAGTGCGTTTGATGTGATTGAGGTATTGAATGATTTTAAGGCAGCAATAGGCAAGAATACGCAATCTGTCCAAAAACAGCCTGAGAAACGCGCAAAAGTACCTGATACATTGGGTCAAATTCCAGCAGGACGTGCGCCAACTTCGGGGCATGATGCCTTGAATGATTTGCCGCCTGACCAATTGGCGGAAAAATTGGCGGAAATGTTGCCTGAACAAGTAGAACGTTTTCTGAATGGTAATTGATTGGGAGTAATAGATGAGCAAAACTAATATGGCTTATGGCGATAAGCAAAGTATGGTGGTTCAGGCAGCAGGCTTGTTCGCAACGCATATGCAGCGCAATAGCACCTTGAACCGTTTGGCAGGCAAAATGCCCAAGGGCGAATCAGGCGCCGAAGCTACGTTGCGTAAACAAACTACGCAGCATATGCCAATTGTGCGCTGCCAAGATTTGGGCAAGGGTTCGGGTGATGAAATTCGTTTCAATTTACTCAATCCTGTAACCGCCAAGCCGATTATGGGCAGCAATGTTGCGGAAGGTCGCGGCGTGAGCATGAAATTGAGTGAAGCACGTTTGCGTGTCAATCAAGCACGTTTCCCTGTGGATTTGGGCGATGTGATGACGGATATTCGCTCTCCTGTGGATTTTCGCAAATTGGGTCGCCCGCAAGCACAAAACTTGATGGACCGATATGGCGACCAGTCATTGCTGGTTCACATGGCGGGAGCACGTGGTTTTCACAATAATATTGAGTGGGTTGTGCCGACTACTGATGATGCAGATTTTGCTGAAATCATGGTTAATCCCGTGAAAGCCCCATCTAAAAACCGTCATTTTGTAGCTTCGGGCGATGCGGTAACGGGCGTGGAAGAGAATTCAGGTAGCCTGAAAATCACGACTACGGATTTGTTCACGATGGACGTGGTGGATAGTATGCGTACTGTATTAGACCAAATCCCCTTGCCACCTCCTGTGGTGCAATTTGAAGGTGATACGGCAGCTTCGTATTCGCCATTGCGTGTGTGGCTGATGTCCCCAGCGCAATATAACCGTTTCGCAGCAGACCCGAAATTCCGTCAATTGCAAGCAAGTGCTGTAGCGCGTGCAAGCCAAGCCAAGCAGCACCCTTTATTTTTGGGTGAAGCGGGTTTGTGGAATGGCTTTTTGTTAATCAAAATGCCACGCCCAATTCGTTTCTATGCAGGCGATGAAATTAAATATTGCGCCGACACAACAAGCGAAACCGAAAGCAGCTTGATTGTGCCTGATAGCTTTGGCGATAAGTTTGCGATTGATCGCAGTATTATTTTGGGTGGTCAGGCAGTATTGGAAGCATTTGCAGCTTCTCGTCATTCAGGTATTCCATTCTTCTGGAATGAAAAAGCGGATATTGACCATGGTGACAAGGCAGAGTTGTTGATTGGCACAATTCGCGGTGTGTCTAAAACGCGCTTTGAAGTGGATACTGGTGCAGGTAAAGAAATCACGGATTACGGCGTAACCGTGGTAGATACAGCAGTTCCTATTATTGGTGCGCGTTCATAATTTTGAATAAGGCGGCTTGATTTTCAGGCTGCCTTTTGGGAGAACACAATATGATTTTTCACAAAAATAAACAGTCGCAATTCGGTAACACGCATTATGGCAATGCGGTGGTACTGCATTTTAATCTGAAAACCAATGACAAGGGTGTGGCGGTGAACACTTCACAGACGACTGCGCTCAAAGCGGATGATGTGGTGGTGTTGGGCGAATTGCCACTTGGTATGCGCTTGGACGATGCCCAAGTAATTGTGCAAACGGAAATGACGGCTAGCATGACGGGCGATTTGGGCTTTGTGTATGTGGACGGTGAAGAGGATGCGACCGTGCCACAAGATAAGGCGTTTTTTGGTTCGGACTTGATGCTGCATGCGGCGGCGCGTTTGCGTACCGATACTGCCAAGATTGTGAAATTGCCAAAACCTGCCTATTTGGTGCTGACGCTTAAGGGGGCGACCAATGCGCAAGCATCGGACATTTCGGTGTTGGTGCAAGGCGAGTTGTTGGGCGATAGGTAATTAGCTTTTGGGTAGCCTGACTATAACTTATGTGCGTAGGCGTTGCTGGCGATGATTTTTCAGACTGCCTAAAAAACACTCTATAAGGTTCGCGCTTTGTAGGGTGTTTTGTTTTAATGGCTTGCATTTAATTTTGTTTATTTTGGATTAGAAGATGAATGAATTGGTAGTTAAGTATATTGGCTCAACCGAATGGAAAGACCATTTATATGGTAGCGGTTTGTATTTTTTGCCGCAGCAGACGCGCATTGTACCATTTTTGATGGCGCGTAAATTTTTGCAGCACGTTGATTTGTTTGAGCAGGGCGAGTTTGATGAAGTTTCTGATGATGATACAGCGAATTTGACCGAAACAGCGCAGGCGGAAAAACAGGCGCAAGATGATGTGTTGAATGAAACGTTTGATGTATTCAACAGCGTGGCGCAAATGGATAAAGAGGCATTGGTAACATTTGCGAAGCAGCATTTTAATCAGGATTTGAATAAACGTGAAAAAGTGGACACGTTGCGCGACAAGGTGCGTGGCTTAATTGACCAATTTGGATTGGCGTAAACAATGACGTTGGCGGAATTGATTGGGCGATTTCGGGTGTTGGCGAATGACAAAGTTGAGCCTTATTTTTGGGCGGACGATGAAATCACGGCGTGGCTGAATGATGCTTTGCAAGAAGCAGCGGTGCGTGGGCGGTTGTTGCATCGTTTTGATGCAGCTGTGCCTGTGGTATTGGGGCAAGCGGTGGTGGCGTTGCCTGAACGTATGTTTGAAGTGGATTGTGTGGTGTTGGAATGTGGTGGCAATAAGGTGGTATTGCCTTTGTTGTCGCCCGAGTTGGTGCGTGGTGTGCGTGATGATGCTGTGTGTGCGGTTTTGACGGATACGGATGTGTTGTTACGTCCAGAAGCGAAAGAAAATGGGATTTTGTGGTTGTCAGGCTATCGTTTACCTAAACCATTGGTAAACGATGGTGATGAACCTGAAATTTTTGGTTTTCATCATGTGCATTTGTTGGATTGGGTATTGCATAAGGCATTCTCTATTCCTGATACGGAAGTTTTTGACCCGCAACGCAGCACAATGGCAGAGCAAGAATTTACACGCTATTTTGGCTTGCGCCCTGATAGTGATTTACGCCGCATTACAAGGGAAGATATACCGCATTCAGTCGCGCCGTTTTGGGTTTAAAGGATTGTGCTACGGATTTGAAAACAACGCTGATGTAGTCGGTGTAATCAATATATTAAAACGTGGGCAAGCTTTTTGTGATTTTGTCGCATGAGCATACGAATACTGCAACATGGCGAAAGGCAAAATACGATGTGCAGATGAGACAATGCGACACGGTTAAGACGCTGCTTTGCGACACAATGGTTTTGATTGGCGATGTTACGCCTTGATGAATGAAATAGGTGGTAACGAAAGGGGTAACGATGGCAGAACAACAAATGCCGCCTAATAACAACAGTATTTTGCAGTACATCATTGATTTTTTTAGAGTAGTTAGTTTTCGGCGTGGTTTGTCTGTTTTTTTGGCTGGTTTGGTGGGCTTGATTGTGTGGCGTACTGACCCGATGCAGCTATTAGACAAGTATCAAAAAAATAATATTGAGCCGATTGTGAAAGAAAACGCGCTACCGAGCAATGAATTGACTTTCAGGCAGCCTGAAAAGTTTTACGAAAACACAGCGGCGCAAGAAACGGCAAGCAGTGTGAACATGGAAAACGGTTTAGTTTTGCTGTTAGGTTATAAATTTATGCCTAGCGAAAGAATGCCGCATGAGTTTCAGGGGCGTATGTTGGTGTTTGCTAAATCCGCAGCATATATAGACGAAGCCGCAGCGGTTAAGGAATTGGGCGCAGTGTGGCTGCCGATTTTTTCAGGGCATGAAACGGTGGCGCAAATTTTAAACGGTAAGGCAACAGTTAGCAGCTATGTTGCAGGTAAGGGCTTTGTGTTTGACGGCAGCGAAGTGTTGGACAACACGCAATCATTGAACAGTGATTTACTAATTAGTTACGGCGTCAAACACATTTACCGTTTTCCGATTAAACATGGTGGGCGCGTTATTGGTTATTTAGCGGCTTATGCAACACAGTCGTTAGATGATGCAGGTAGGCAGCAATTAGTAACTGTAGCTGGCAGAGTGGGTGCGTATTTATGAGTAGCGGACTATTAACAGGTTTTGGCAGCGATACGGCTAGCCTTTCAAAAGTCGTAATGTTTACAGGGCATTTGGTTTGTAGCGCGGTTGTGGGTTGGCAAGCGTATCAAAATACCTTGAATTTTGAGTTTTTCCTTGCCTACATCGCCGCATCATACGGTGCGAACAGCACCAATAAAGCGATTAGTGTGTTTGGCAAGCGTAATGAAGCGCAAGAGAAGGCACAAGGAGCGAAACGTGAAATTGAGTGAGCGGATTAACAAGATTTGCCGTTGCTGCCGCTTTTCATATGTTCTGATTGTGTGCTTGCTGGCTTTTTGTGCGTATTCGTGGCATGGCTTTTCGGTAATGCTGAACAGCAAAAACATGGAACTGGCACAACTGAAACAAGACAATGAAAGCGTGGGTGCGTATTTGGCGGCACTGGAAAACGAAAACGGCGAACTTTGGCAAGTGGTAGATGCGCAAGATAAGCTAATCAAAAGTCAAATAGACAATTTCGGCAGCCTGAAAAGCGAAAACAAGAATTGGGACAAGCAAAAGGGCGTGGTTAAGGCGCAAATGGAGCAGCAGCGTTTAGCAGTACAGGCAGCCAAAGAAAAGCTGAAAGATAAAAACGGTAACAATGGTTAAACCGAAAGTTAAGGAATTGAAAAAGGTGAAAAATGATGGTGGCATTCAAGTATTGGAAAGCGATTGCCGTGGTAGGCGCGATTGTTGCGTTGCTTGGTGCGGAAATGTGGCTAGTGTATTCAGCCCACAAACGCGGTTACCAAAAGGCACAATTAGAAAATGAATTATCCGTATCCAAGCAGCAAATTCAGGCGGTGCAATGGCGCGAAAATATGCGCCTTGAACAAGAAAAAAAGCTAATCGCGATTGCAGCAAGTTACGCCGCCTTGCAAAGTCAATCCATTCAAACAGAAAGAGAAAATCATGCAAAATTGGAACTTATCGCGCAAACGGCTAGCGATATTTATAGCCGCGATTGCTTTAACGCAATCGGCTTGCAGCAACTCAATAAACAAATCCGCCCCTAATTCAGGCAGTCTGAATATTGCGCCTTTGCCTGCAAACATAGCTGCCGCTTGCCCTCCTTTGGCTGAAATTAGCGACAACAGCGGCAAAGCGGTTTTGTTTTGGGCAAGTCAATCAATCGCGCTATCAAGCGGCTTGCCGTGCTTTTGCGATGTGGAATAAAGCAGGTGGGCGCGTGATTAAAGGCTTAGCAAACCGACGTGAAAAAGAGATGGTTGAGTTTTTTAGAAATGGCTAGATGTTGAATTTAATAGGTGAGCATTTTGGCAGCTTGTTTTCAGGCTGCCTTTTTTTGATTTGGTGGAATTACAGTAAATTAAGTGTTTTGCAAGGTTCGCTTTATGGCTGGGGCTTTGTTTTAATGTGGTTTTTAGTCCTAATAGGAGTTCGAAGTGAGTTTGAATAAAGCAATGGTGCGTGAGCTGAAAAAAGAGCGTTTTGATGAGACAAAGAGTGATTTGATTTTCCCTACTTTGGGCGTGGGGGGTTCGGGTGAGTATTTTTATCGAGTGAATGACGAGCCTGTGCAAACTGCGAAAAATTTAATCACGGCGGAAGGCTTTACGCATATTTTAAATGTGGCAATGGGTAGCCAAGCCAAGCCTACGGCTTATTATTTGGCTTTGTTTGGTGGTTCGGCCGCACCTGTTGCTACTTGGACAGCGGCAAATTTTGCGGCTGTGGCTGGGGAATTGACCAGTCAAACAGAGGGCTATACCAATGCTACGCGACCTGTGTGGCAGCCTACGGCAGCAACAGCAAACAGTATTGATAACATGGGTGGCGGTGGCAATGATGTGAGTAAAGCAGTTAAGGTTACGATTGAAACTACTTCACAATTAACGATTACGGGCGCGGCTTTATTAACGGCCCCAGCAAAAGGCG